TCTTATCAAGTTCAGGTTTCCAAAATCTATCATCACTAAATGAAGATGTTACAGGTTTGTTTATTTTTTCAAGCTCAGTCTGTAACTGGTCAAACTTACCAGAGCTTTTCTTTAGAGTAGCAAAACTCATATCATATATCTCCTATATATTAAACGTATTTTTCGTATTATTTGTATTAAACATATTAATCGTATTTCACCAACAACTCATAATATCTATTAAGTATAACATACCTAATAGTTTTTGTCAAGGGTTATCCACCCGCCGGGGCATCAAAAGATATTACAATAGATACTCCTGCTGTGACATCTCCTCGCTCAAAATCATCATCAAATGGAACTGTAAGATTAGGTCGAACAGAAAATGAATCCGTTACTGCCCAAGTATAACCAGCAGTCACGTCCATACCTTCATAAGAAGCGTCATCTACATCCCAATTGGATGTAACACTTCCATCTAGACCAAAAACACTATAACCAGTTCCTAATTCTGCTGTAACATCAGTATCGCTGATATTCCATGCAAATGAAGCATCAACATTAGCTCCCCAAAACTCAGCGCCAGTATCAAGGCCTAAAACATGATCATCGTCTGTAGTAAACTCATACGATGTTCCACCATTAAGACCAAATAGCAACTCTGTCTCATATCCGATACCAAATGTCACTGTATCACTATTGGTGAATGATAATCCACCTACACCAACAGTAACCTCATTACCATCCTGATCTACCTTGAGGGAGGCGTCATTACCCTTTACCGTTACATCATTCAGCACGTCAACACCAAGTGCATATGCACTCATAGGTAACATCAATGCCAACATCATCATATACTTCTTCATTATATTTTTTTCTCCTTTAATGGTATCGGGGGAGGAGTCCCTCCCCCACCAATTTTCACACCTATTAACTTCTAGGACTGTTGTCCGTAAAAATCCAATAGATAATCCCAACGGTGATTAGACCCGCAAGTCCAGCACCCCCTAGTGAGACCACTAGGTCTGTGATGTTACCAATAACATTCACGGGTAAGAACATAACCTCAGGCCCAAAAAGTACCTGCAACACGATACCAAGTGCTAACAATCCCCAGGCAACTTCTACTACCTGTCCGATCCAACCCTTAATTCGTGCAACTATTCCGACGCTTTCCGCCATTTTGTTTCCTCCTTTTAAATTTAGAAACTCTTATCATTATATAACATTCCAAACTAATTGTCAAGTAATTTATCCAATTCGTCTAAAGTGATATAACCTACATTCGTATTATCCTTCCATTCTTCTACAATATTTTTGCTAGAACTTACTCTATAGAATGTTGTTTGAGAATTTTGTGAAAATATTTTAGATAGGTTATTTATCCAATTTCCAGCGAACACCTGTGGGAAATCGACAGGGAAATAATTCTTTGTTCCCTTGTAAATATTATTTATCGTTTTCCCACTTTCTAGATCGTGACCAACCAGAAATACTTCTTCTGGCTGTTGTGCAGCTGCAATAGCAACTGAAATTGGCCCAGCATCCATAGAATCATATTCAGACTTAATATCTTGTATTTTGTCATCCCCATGAATCCATGAAATCCAACATTTCTTCTTCCCCTCTCCGTCTCGTATTAGCCCATCTTGTTCTGCGCCATGCATAACAAATTGACTAGCTTTACCTCTTTTATTTTCTGATATATTGTCCATACCCTGTGTAAGTAACATATGAAAGCCTTCGCCACCAGGCACCCTAGTCCAATCTCTAAAATAACAAATATTGTGGGCACTGTATCCTGAACGATATATCTCATGCATTATGCCTCGATCAACAGCGATGAGTGCATCTGGACTAAAGTCTCGGTAGACCGCATTACAGCCGTACACAACCCCCTTATTTTGCAGATTTTGCAGATTTAACTTCTTTCTACTCTCTCCATTACCTACACAAAAAATTCTATTTATCATCTCTTAATGCTGGCCAAGATGTTGGATAAATATATCTTGCCATCTCATCTATCTCCCAACATAAATCTCTTGTTTCTTTCTGTGCATCTGGCTGACACCTTAAATTACATACTCTTGAAAATGCATATAAAGAACCACTCCAATACCATTCTGTATATACATTCTGCGGAAGAATCATACGGGCTTGTTCAGGACATACCCCGGCTTCTAACATCTCTGTATATGCCTTTATCGCTAATTCAGTAACTGTCCTTAACCTACTACCAGTTCGTTCAAATCTATTTAACCAATCAACGTGTACATCATCAGTAGAGCCTTGTTTCTTATCTTCTGCTCTTGCTCGCCAATGTTCTGGTGTCCAATAGTCTGGTTCATAATCAACATAGCGTCTTGATACTTCATTCCATACTAACCCTACTTGATGTTTTACTAACTGTCGTGCAACAAAAATAGGAGCCTCTATATGAAACGATAATGAGCAATGTCCAAAAGGAGTCCAATGACCATGTTTCGCTAAAAACTTTATTAGTTTCTTATCACCATCTGTAAGTTTTGTATGTGCCTTACCAAAAGATACTCTTGCCGCATTGACTACGGACAAGTCTGAACCCATACTATCTATTATTTTTGCCTTCACTCCCTACTCCAACTGCACAATAATTTATCTTCCTTATAGATATCACCATTCTGAGAATTTAAAGATTCTTTGGCCAATGTAAAACCTGCTTCAGCCAAAAGAGTATCTTTTCTTATATGATGGTGAACATGAGCTTCGTCCACTACATTTTTTGCTACTATCGCTTCATCTTGAATTAAAACCTCTTTCAATATATCTAACATTACTGCAAAATTATGTATATGATCTCCTTCTTGAAAAGAAGGATGATCTAAATTTACTTTAAAATTTAACCAACCGAAATCTGTCATAATATTATGGAGCCCCTTATCTGAATCGAACAGATGACCTGCTCATTACAAGTGAGCTGCTCTACCAATCTGAGCTAAAGGGGCTTATTTTTTTCCACCTCAAACTCTATCACATCAAAATATCGTAGTTGTTCTTTTTCCCATTCTGATCTTGCTGATAATTTTCCCAAAAGTGTTCTAACTGGAAGCTCTCTATTAATATATTTGTTAAGGTTGGCTAAAGCTTTATGATCGTAACTCATTTCACCACCTTATAATACGGACCTTCCCAACCAAACTCTTTATTACCTGGCTCTCTATACCAACCCCAATCACCAGTTTCTTTATTCTCTGCAAGAAATCCTTGCATACTATCATGCTGAATTACTGTAACTGAAATCGTATCTCCATTATCAACATCATATAAAATAAGTTCTTTACCTTTACGATATATAATACCAGATTTGCCTAAATTTTTAATGCGTTTGTTCATGATATAAAGAGGGCATGGAGAGAGGAAGGGTTAGGTTTGTGCCTTCTATTAGAAATAAATTACCAAATTTGTTCTAAACTCTCTCTCCCCCAATTGTGGGTCCACAATCAGGTTGCCTTTTTATTTGTTATAATCGTTCCAATTTTGACCTCGATATTTTTTAGAATTATATCGACTAGTCAACTCATCACTTAATTCTTGCAATTTAGGAACACAAATATCATTAGTCCATCTTTGTAACTCTGCATTATTATATTCTAATTTACGAATTCTATCTTGGGCTTCTTCTAATTTATATGAAAGGTGGGCTATCCGACGTTTTGCTTCATCTACATAATCTTCTCTATCTGCCATCTTGAAATTCCTGCACTTTATTTACAACTATTGATTTTAATTTCCACTTATTAACATCTAAAAATGGTTCGTATTTTCCAATACATCGACTGATCTTTGGCCAAATGTATTGTTCATTTATTATTTTATCAAAAGACTTTCGAAAATATAATAATATTTCAAAAATTACTAAAGTTTCTAATGCTATCTTCTTTCCTAAATATGCCTTTAATATCTTAGGATGGTTTCCTTGTTCGCTATTAAACAGTATATCAAATTCTGGCACCATTGTCAATAGTTTTTCAACATCATTTCCAAAAATATATTCTATACTTTGAACTTTAGCCAACCAAGTTTTATATACACCCTCACTCATATCTCCAATCCACTTATTGCCAGTAATGAGATTAGCTACATAATAGTCAATCAAAGTCATATCATCATATTTTTTAGCTAATCTTACAAAATGATACTTATCTTTTCTCTTTTCAAAACTCTTTAATGAAGCACTAACCTTACCATTATATTTAAAGTAATCATAATTATCAGAATCAAAGTGTAATTTTACAGCGAGATATGCTTGGTACGATTGAAATTCATTAATCTTCATCTGTTATTTCCGCTCGAATTAAACCTTGAATGAATGCTTGGGGAGTTATCTCATCACGGACTGCTGCAATAATAAATTCGTGAATTTGAATTTCTTTTTCTAACCAAAACTTCTTGTTTAGAAGGTCTTTCAATTGAGCCTCAAAATTTCTTAACTCTTGTTCCTTCTTAACCTTCTGTTCTATAATATCTGTGATAGATATTATTTGGGTTTCCTTTCGGCTCATAGTCCAGAGATACTATTTGTTTTGGGTAAATAATTTAAATTTTCAGCATCTGATTGGATTTTTTCTTTCATACCCTTATCAATAAAACGTACTATTCTTTCAGGCTCGATATCTTTCTGTTCACAGAAATATACAATAGCCTCCATATAAGATAACCGCTTAGTCTTTACAAGTTCTTCAATGTCTAAACTAAATCTTTTAGTTGTAATTCCCAATCCCATAACAAAATCTCCAAATTATGAAACTGCCTATCCTATATTCAGCAGTTTCGTAAGGGCGTTTATCAAAAGGACCCAACCTCAAACCGGATTTA